CCAGCGAATTGTTACAGCCACTTCCTGGGTCCCAACTACTTCTTGTTTAATTACTTTGAAACCACGTAAGATACCCTGAGCATTAACCCGAATATTTTCACTTAATTGATAAGCGGTATCATTACTATTTTCACGGATTGAATGATTGGTGTCTTTTTCAGCATCAGTATCACTCATTGCAACAACTTCTCCTGTTGTAGTGCGAGATTTCATCCTATCGTTTGCTTTTTCAACATTCTTAGCAAGTGTGTTTTGAACACGTGTACTAGAAACATCTTCCTGAATGAAGTGACGTACGCCTGCACGGGCACGATCACCTGCACGAATCAATGCTGTTCGGCGATTGTTTTCACTATTGCCATTAGAACTAGCAGTACCCACAGACTCAATACTAGTAATCTCGCAATTTGATTTGTCCCATGTATACCAAGCGCAATCAGTTTCAACACGGATAGTATCTTGTTTAAATGATGTGGATAGTTTTTGATTACGAATTTGTTCAAATTCTCCCTCACCGCGTTTCATGCCAGAACAGCCCGCTAATGAAAGGGCAGTTACTAAAGCTAATAATTTAAAAGTCATTCAAATCTCCAATAAGTTTAAGATATGTGTATATTAACACACTATCCAATTATTGTCAATTATTTTTGATTCTTTAGGAACAATTCTATCTGCTCTTTTTCAGTTTCGGACAACAAATCAAGATCATATTCGCCCTTTTCTATTTTTTCAACCAAATATTTAATATATTTTTGGTTATGTAGATAGGAATCCGACTGTTCCTTTTGAACCTCAATCCATTTGCGACCGTCATACTTATAAACACGGTTTGGTAAGGAATCTACTCGCACAAAAACGTCTCCTTTATTGGCAATATCTGGGAATTTTATTCCAAAATTTGTACTAATAGTGCGTTGACTATCAGCCGTTACCATAAAGATATCCGGGCGTAAACTCTTTAATGCGTCTAATTGGTAATGCTTATCTTCAAACATTACATATCCGCCTTCCAATTCCTTATAAGGTTTTGTTGACTCAATTAATACTTCTGTATTTGATATTTCTTTTGGGGCAACCATTGGCTTAACATCAAAATTTACAAATGGTTTACTTAAATAAGGATGTTGTTCTAATATAGTTTTAGGTTGTTCAATTGTTTCTTCTTCAAACGGGCCATCTTTAACATCACATTGTTTGTTAGGACAGAATAGACCTATACCAGGAGCATTGATTAACTCGGTACCGCACATATAACAATTAATAGGTTCTTTAGGAGTTGGAGCAGTTGCAAGAATCTGGTTGATCTGTTCATCAGTTAATGGACCATCATCAGGTTCATATGCAGGTTCAGTGACAGTGGGCGTCGCCGCTATTTCGGTCCCTAGAGGGCTGTCACCCTCCTCATCTTCTTTTTCTTTATCCCATTCTCTACTAGCATTGGCAGCTAACACTAAGGCAATAGCTAACGGATCAAATACAATAACAAGTAAAATAATAACCCAGCGAACGGCAGATTCTAATGTATTGTTATCGGCAGTGTCACCATAAATTAATGCGGCAATATACTTGATAGGTCCAACTTCTGCTTCTACTTTACGATTCTCTGCCGCAATAGGTGCACGTTCTTCATTAAGTTTAGCAATTTCTTTCTGAGCATCACCGATATCTTTTTGTAGTTTGGTACGCTCACCGGCTTGTTGTCTACGAATTTGTACAGCACGTTCAGCACTATTCTCACTATCACCACGACTTAATCGTTGGTCAACTTGATTGTCCATTTGAGTTAATGCTTTACGTGCTAACTCAATGTTCTCTCTTTGTGTTTTAATTTTCTCATCATAAAGAGATAGTTTGGCTTGACTATCTCCAGTACTAATACCATGCTCCATGTGTGCTTTACTTAAGAAGCCAAATATACCCATGCTAGTAAGTAATGCTAATGCAATAACGGCAGGTACAAGATATAGTTTTAATAACCAACCAGCACGATGCCAATACTTACGTAGCCAAACAGTGGTAGTAATCTTTCCTATTTCAAGGATACCGCCCATGATGATAACAGGAATAACCGCACCTGCAAAGATAGCGGTTAAGCCAATGATACTATACCAGGCAGCTACTGAACTAAGCAATAGTGCTACTAATAGTGTGAGATTTGAGAATGATAAAAATTTAAGGCGCATCTAATATTTAGTCTAATGTTACGTCAAATAAGTGACTATAATAACTAAGAAATTCTTTTACAGGTAAAACAAGTTTTTGAGGTATACTAGGGCCATGAGTCACGTGATATGTAACTAAATATTCACCACGATCCTCATCAGTTTTTTTTACCTGTATTACTTCAATCTTGTTACCATCTTCAAATATATAAGATTGTCCTACTAGTGTATATGCGTTCATTTTGTATTATGGTGTACATCAAATTGTGCCCACTGACCTCGCCAGTTATCATGCTCACTATCCATACCATCATCACTAAGTTCTTCACCGTCATATACTAATCGTGTGACAACACTTGTACCCTGAACATCCCAGTTCAATACTTTAAGTTTGCGAGGATCAAATTCTTCACCTTCTTCAATAGTGATTGTAGTTTGAATACAACTACCTTTACCACCTTGTGTCCACATCAACCAATAACCTTTACCTAAGTATTCAGGATATAGTTCTTCTAATTCTTCTGTAGCTTCCCAACGACTATCTTCTTCCCCATGTGCTTCAGCAATAAATGATTCTAAGTCACCTTCATAAATATTCTCGCCTTCATCATTCTCAATAGTCATGTGAGTATCATCTTGGTCAAATCCCCAGAATGAAATCTTACCCTGATACTCATAGTATGGCAAATCAAATCGTGCCGCTTTAGGAGTTTCATTCTCATCATAATCATAATTCTCATTAAGAGCATCACTCAAATCATCTTCATGATCCTCATCACTCCAATACTCGTATTGAGCTTTCTTAATTTTGTGTACACCGATCTCACGTGTACGACCCCAAATACGTATTGTATATTCACCAGCTGGATAATTAGGCAATAAATCTGGTTCTGCAACAAGTGTCTCAAACTCTGCCTTAAGTTCTTCTAATGCTGCCTCTAGTTCAGCTTCATCAACTGGATCTTCCTCTTCTTCCTCAGTTTCCTTAGCCCATCGTGCTGAACGTTCTGCACTTTCTTTTTCTGCTATGACACCGGCTTCTGTTAACTCTGTGTCACTTTCACAGTAAGGACATACTTTTCTAGGATCATCAATTTCATTTCCGTCTTTATCCATCCAAGACCACTCAGCATCATAACTCTGACCGGTCCACTTGCACTTAGTGCATTTGTGAGTATGTGGTGGAGGCTCGGGTTCACTATGCCAACTAGACTCATCACCTAGTTCGTAGGTAACATCGTAACCACCTTTGCGGTCAGTCCAACAATCATCATATTGAAATTCCCATTCAATCTCTACATCATTCTCGTAGGCATCATTAATAATATCTTCATAATCATATGTGCCATCAGCAATACCATCCAGTATTACTTTAATCTCATCTTCTTCCTTATCAGGATAAATTTCACTAAGTAATGCTTCATCAATTTCAATAGCATATTGTCTATCGTGTTGATGCCATTCGTGTTTAACTATTGTTACCATTTTGCGCCTCCTTAGCGTTTTTATAAATTTTTGCCGCTACATCATATAGAGGCTTAATAATAAAGATGCCCCAGATTACTCCGGAGACAAACATTGCAAATTCATTTAGTGTCATTGTATCACTTATCGTCACGGAAACGAACAAATCTGGGGAAACGCAAACTATATGTTCCGTCTTGGTTCTGTGTAATCACATCACATAAGACTTCAGCAGTACGACCAATGACCAGATTACGGTTAGTCCAATAGTCATCTCTATCAACATCACTAAAGCCACTACCCACATTGACTGTAATTTCTTTCCCGTCGTCAACTCCATGACAAACCAATGCTCCAAGTCTTCCCAAGTTTCTACCAGTTCCTTCTTCAACACCTACGACCTCCAAGTCTACAGTTAATGTTGGCTTCCATTTCATCCAATCTGTACTACGTTTACACAGATACGGGGCTTCTAATTCTTTAATCATAATGCCTTCAAACCCTGCATTGACATTATCCTTAGCATAACGTTCAAGTTGATCCTTACCTGCGGCTGTATCTAAGTCAACCATGATATGCGGCAACAACTCTACACTAATCATTGTATCAACGACAGGGCGCATACTATCAAGCAATGCAATACGCTTACGCAGTTGTGCGTTCCAATGTCCTGCACGGAAATCACTTAATGGAATAATATCAAAGATATTAAATACACTATCTTCTGCTTGAACGTTATCTTTCCTACGTGCTTGACGCATTAGTTCTTGGAATGTATTACCAATCACTTCACCGTCTAATACAAAGCCGTCAATCAAACTACGACCTTGATCGGTACTTTTACAAGCACGAACAATCTTAACAAAGTTATCACTAACTTGTTGTTCAATGTGACCAAAGTTGTCAAACTGTTTACCATTACGACTGAAACATATAGTAGTCACCCCCTCACTTGCACCGGGAATAACCATCAACAATACACGCACACCGTCTAACTTAGGCTCTAAACGTTTAGTGCCTTTCATCTCTGGTCTACCTTCGCTGTTAGTAGCAAGTTGACAACCGAATACAGGAATCTCGTACTCTGTTTTCTTACAGATTTTATTGATTGTCTTTTCGCTAACACCTGCACGTAAATCTCTACGAATAACAGGAGCACAGAATGTATTCCATTCACCGCTATCAAATCGTTCGCTCATTCTATCAATGGCTTCTAATGCGGCATTGCCTGTCAGTTGACGATGTCCTAACTGATTAAGTAATGAAATAAACTCATCCCAGGGATTCTCTGCATCAACAATACCAACTGTATCCGGTACTTTACGCACTCCGAATGTAACATAAGGATTGTATGTAAGTTTAGACAAAAACAAGAAATTGATAGCATTACTGCTACCTAGGACACTTGCTTCTAATGCTTGTTTGATAACATCTTCCTTGTGCAGGCGGCTATCTGATTCGTTTAGTTTATTAATCCAACTTGCTGACATATATTATCCTGAGAATGGCCACGCTGTAGTTGCTACAAAAGGTGGCCGGGGTTTAAGTTCTACTGTTTCAATAGTCTCATTATACACGTCCTCATCAATTTTGTCAACTACAAACGGACCCAAAATAGTAATAGTATCTTCTTCTACTTCCCATTCACTATAGTCATATAGCCATGCCGCACCACTACGTTCATACTCATCATTTGGGTCACCGTTTGCCCAAAGTTCTTCAATTTGTTCTTTTTCTTCATCAGTAAAACTATCGTCAAACTCAAAGTCTACTGCACAAAGGTCCTCAAGTTCGCAACCCCAACCAATCGTAGGATCAACTGAATGATATCTATCATCACTAAAGGGAAGTTCACTCTCATCCTCAACAAATCCTTGTCCCCATCGATACAGTTCAGTTACACTCCAACCACGGATGTTACCTTGTTCATCTTTACTATAAACATCATAGTATGCCTCAATTGATTTTTTATCTTGTGGTTTGATGCGATATAAGATAGCCATTATTTTGCCTTACGGTTATTACATTCTTCAATTACTTCGTCAGGTACATGCTCATAAGTACCTAGTTTGGAACACTGATACTCTAGTACAACATAATCAGGATCGTCGG